CTGCCGGGCTGAGACGGCGCGCACCTCGGCCCACAGCGTCGCCACCGGCACCCACGCCACCGCGAGCCCGCCGCCGCCGTCCGGCGTCTCGCGGCGGCGCTCCAGCGTCAGCGGCCGGTCGAGCCGCGGAGTCCGGGCGGCGCTCACAGCCGGATTCTCCGGTAGGGCTCGATCAGAGCCAGCACGCCGAACGGCATCGGCACGGGCTCGGGCTGCTGGCCGGTCTCGTGGAGCGTGGCGGCCAGCAGCACGACCGCGGTGCGCAGGTCGGGCGGCACGTCGCTCCAGTCGGGGCCGTAGCCAGCCCGGAAGGTGATCTCGGCATGGCCGTCGCGCGGCACCGCCGGCCAAGGCTCGGGGCCGGCGGGCACTACGGCGGGCAGCGGACCGAAGGGGTCGAGCCGCAGCCGCGCCGGGTCGATGGACGTCAGCCGTCCATCCGGGCCGGCCACGGCCGCCGCCTCGATGGCCGTGGCGGGCGCAACGGGCAACTCGATGCGCCGGTTCGCCGGCCAGGCCGGCATCTGAAGGCGGAAGCGCCGGGGCGAGAGGGCCCGGCCAGTGCGGGCCTCGATGAGCCGGATGGCCACCTCCACGAGCCGACCCAGCCGGGCGGCGCCGTCTGGCTCGGCGGCATGTGCCACAGGCAGCCTCAGTTGCGCGGCCAGTTCGGCGATCTGCGCCGCGCCGGCCACCGGCGGCGTTTCGTCGATCAGCATGAAAGACACTCGCGACAGGGCGGCCCGCCCCGGCAAAGGGCGCGGGGCGGCCGCGGCTGAAGGGTCAGGGAGGCCGGCCCGAAGGGGCCGGCCGGGTCGTCTCGGGGGTGCGCGGCAGGCCGTGTCAGGCCGTGCCGAACTTCAGCAGGCGGATCGCCGAGAAGTCGGTCACGTCGCCGCCCACCCGCATCGAGGCATAGAACTGCACGTGCGGCTTCACCGAATAGGGATCGCGCAGGATGCGCAGGTCGGGCCGCTCGGCGATAGTGTAGCCGGCGCGGAAGTCGCCGAAGGCGATGGCGAAGGCATCGGGCGCCACGTCGGGCATCTCCTCGATGGTCAGTACCGGATAGCCCAGCAGCAGTGCCGGTTGGCCGGCGCACAGCGCCTCGGTCCACATGAAGCGGCCGTCGGTGTCCTTCATCTTGCGGATCATGCCGGCGGTGCGCGAGTTCATCACGAAGGTGCCGTTCCCGCGGTAGCGGGTGCCGAGCGCATACACGAGGTCGACGAGGCTGTTCACCGGGTCCTCAGCTTCGAAGCCGCCGGGAACGCCGGTCGTGAGGTAGCCGATCTGCCCCCACGCCGCCGCGGTGTAGGGCACCTTGGGGTGGGACAGGATACCCGCCGGCATGTCGACCCCGGTGCCGCTGATGAAGGCTGCGTTCTCGGCGCGGGCGAACCGGTCGGCGATGGTGTCGGCCAGCCAGCTTTCCACGTCGAAGGCACTGTCCTCGAGCAGACGTGCCGATGCGCGCGGCGCCGCCGACAGCTCGTGCAGCGGGATCGAGATGCGCTCGAAAACGGGGGCGCTATCGGCGGCGATGGGGCCGCTCTCGCTCACCCATGCCGTCGCTATGTCGGCCCGCTCCATCAGCGCCTCGTAGACGCCGGCCTGCACCTGCACCACCGTCGCCACCGAGCGCAGTGCGCCGGCGCCGCGGCGGATGCTCTCGATGCGGCCCGAAGTCTGCGGGTCGATCAGCACGCCCCCTTCGGTCGGCGAAGCGCCGGTGATCGCCTTGGTCTCGACGCCGACACCGGCAAGCCCCGACTCGTCGCCGGAGCGCAGGTAGGTGCCGAGCGCCTTGCGATGGGGCGAGGCGGTCTCGGTGGCCGTCGCGAGCGCCGGCCGCAGCGCAGCTGCACGCCGGTCGAGGGTGGCGAGCCGCTCGTCGGCCGCCTTCATCTTCGCCTCGATACGGGTCTGGAAATCCTGAAAGCCCCGCACGAGGTCCAGCACGGCCGCACGGGTTTCGGCGACGGGGCTGTGGTCGGGGCGCGAAGTGTCCTGGGTCATGGATCAATCCGGTGTCTGGTGTGAAGTGGGGATGAAAAGGCAGTTCAGACGAAGAGGCGGCGGGCCTGTTCGAGGGTTTCGGCCAGCCGCCGCATCTCGGGTTCGGCGTCGTCGTCAGCGGCAGGGCCGGCGGCGGCGCGCGCCTCGTCGAGCATCGGGAAGGTGACGAGGGAGATTTCCCACAGTTCCACCTCGATGAGCCGCCGCCGCCCGTCGGGCAGGCGGGCGGCGCGCACGGTGCGAAAGCCGATCGACAGCCCGTCGACGGCACCCGCCCGCAGCAGGGCGAGCGCCTCGGCCCCCGCCCGCACCTCGCCGATCAGGCGGCCCTCGGCCCACAGGCCGCGCTCGTCCTCGCGCAGCACGTCCCACACGCCGATCGGCTGGGCCGGATCGTGCTGCCACAACAGCTTGGGGCGCAGCGCCTGGCGGGCGAGCGTGGCCGCAAAGGCGCCGGGCGCCACCTCGTCACCCGAGGCGTCGGGCACGTCGAAGAGGCTCGCATGGCCCTCGATCCGGCCGTCCTCGCGGGCCTGCGCGCCGGCTATGGGCATGAACTTCGTCTCGAGCCGCGGGATTGCGGCGTGGGAGTGTTGCGACATCGGTGCCTCCTTCGGGGCGTCTCCCGCACCGATCGGCGCAGGGAAAGGACCCGCGCGCCGCAGCGCGCGGGGGGACGGACGACAGGTGACTGCCGTCTCAGCCGCGCGCGGGCAGGCCCAGCAGCGCGCGCTTTTCGTCGTCGTCGAGAAAGCCCGCGGCGATGATGCGGGCCCAGTGAGCATCGCGCTCGGCGGCCAGCGCCGGCACGCGGTCGAGATCGGGCTCGACATGGACCGATCCGCCCCATCGCCAGCCTAGCCAGCCGGTCAGCGCGGCCGCTGTTCGCCGCACCAGCGGCGTCACGGTCTGGCGATAGAAGGCGCGACTCGCCTCCTGATAGTTGGCGTAGGTGTTGTCGCCCGGCAGGCCCAGCAGCATCGGCGGCACACCGAAGGCCAGCGCGATCTCGCGCGCTGCGGCGTTCTTGGTTTCGAGGAACTCCATCTCGGCCGGCGAGAAGCCCATGGGCTTCCAGTCGAGTCCCCCCTCCAGCAACATCGGCCGCCCCGCGTTGCGGGCGCCCTGGTGGTTCTGCTCCAGCTCCTCCACCACGCGTCGATACTGTTCCTCGGTCATGGTGCCCGAGCCGTCTGGGCCGCGGTAGACCACGGCGCCCGAGGGACGGGCGGCGTTGTCGAGCAGCGCCTTGCTCCACAGCGAGGCGGCGTTGTGCACGTCGATGGGCACCGCTGCCGCTTCGAGCGGCGACATGCCGTAGTGGTCGTCGAGCGGGTGGAACGCCCGCAGGTGCAGGATCGGCGGCGCGGCCACGGTCATGTCGAAGCGGTGGGCGCGGTTGCCGACGCGGTAGTCGTAGGCCATGGGCCAGCCGTCGCGCCCCGGCACCACCCGCATCCGGTCGGGCCTTAGCACGTGCAACTCCACCGGCGCACCGCCCTCCGGCCCGGCCACCGCCTCGACATAGGCATTGCCCGAAAGCTGGAGATGACCGTGAATCGCCTCCAGCATTGCCGCGCCGTCCTGCCCGGGGTTGGGCTCGGCCAGCAGTGCCATCAGCGGGTGCTCGCTCAGCGCGAGGCCGCCCTCTGTGAAGCGCAGCGGCACCGCGGCGCAGGCTTCGGCGATCATCCGCACACAGCGGAAGCCGACGACGTTGCCCGCATAGCCGACGCGCGTCAGCGAGACGGTGTCGCGCGGGGTCCATGCCGGCCGGCCGAGGCCGTGCACGGCGGTGATCGCCCCCACCGCCGAGGCCTTGGTCTCGGGCGTCGGGGTCTTGCGGAACAGGCCGAAGGGCATGGGTTCGTCTCCGGTTGTCAGAGGCTGCGGACCCGCGGGCCGTGGCCCGCGTCGCGCACGAGATCGGCGATGGCCCAGACCAGCGCATCGACGCGGTCGGGGCTGCGGCCATCGCGGCCGAAGGCCACAAGCTGGTCTTCCAGCGCCGGGAAGTGCCCGACATGGCGCACCCGGCCCTGTTCGTAGAGCGCGGCCACCGGCTCGGCCCGGGCGCGCTTGCCGTCACGGGCCCGTTCGGCGCGCACCGGCACGAAGGGGTCGACGGTCTGCAACACGGACGTCACCATGCTGCCACCCTGGTTCACCTCGGCCACGATCCGCGCGGCGTCGTGGGCGCGCAGCGCCTGCACCGCGGCGGCGGCCCATCGAGTCGGGCTCGCGCCGGCGATCGAGCAGTCGTCGAGCACGTAGAAAGCGTCACCGGCCCGCCCCACCACCACGATCCCGCACTCGTCGGCCTCGGGCCCGTCGGAGGCCGGCGGGTCCACGGCGACGACGATCCGGTCTAGCCGCGGTGCCCGCGACACCCGCGCAGCCTCGATCAGACGGCGCTCGAACAGCCCGCCCGAAGTGTCGAGCAGCTCGCCACCGAGTTCCTGCCGGCCGAGCAACGTGCCGGCGTAGCGCCGGGTGATCTTGGCGAGGAAGTCCGGCGCGAGGTTCGCGCTGTTCTCGGCGGTGGCGGCGCGGGTCGCCACCGTGGCCGGGTCGGCGAGGATGGTCCGCAGCAGGGCGATGTCGCGCGGCGTGGTCGTCACGATTTGGCGCGGCCGGGTGCCGAGCCGCAGCCCGAACTGCAGCATGTCCCATGCCGCATCCGCCCTGCGCCACTTGGCGAGTTCGTCCGACCACGCACAGTCGAACTGAGGTCCGCGCAGGCTCTCCGGGTCGGCCGCCGAAAACAGCGTGGCCTCGGCCCCGTTGGGCCAGACCAGCTTTCGCCGCGTCGCCACGAAATCCGGCACGCGGTCGCGGGGCGAGCAGGCGATCAGCCCGCTGTCGCCGAAGACCATCACCTCGCGCGCCTGCTCCCATGTCTCGGCCAGCAACGCCACGCGGCGGGCGAGACCGGGCGCGAGCGGCGTCGCGCCCTCCACCTGCGCGCGGACCCACTCGCTGCCCGTGCGCGTCTTGCCCGAACCGCGCCCGCCCAGCACCACCCACGTCACCCAGTCGCCTTCGGGCGGGATCTGGTGGGCGAGCCTGCCCCAGACCTCGAACAGATAGGGCAGCGAGGCCAGCGCCCGCGCGCTAAGCCCCTCGATCAGCGCGAGCCGCTGCCCCTCGCTCAGCGAGGCGATCCAGTCGGCCAAGGACTTCTGCCCGCGCTGCGTCGAGATCAAGCCCCTCGCCCGCGCCACCAGGCGCTGCCGGGCTTCGCTTGAAAAGTTGCTGCTCAAAATCCAACACCATCATGACCGACTTCTGCAACTCGCGGATGGTGGCCTTCTCCTCCTCGGAGAGGCCGGCGCCGACGCGTGCCGCCTGTTTCAGCGACTCGACCGTATCGAGCAGATGCGTCGACAGCTGATTGTAGAGCCGCATGCACTGACCGATGGCATGCCGGGCCGCGTTAATGATGTCTTCATTCTCGTCCACAGCATTACCTGAAAATGAAAGGATCATTACTGGAAAATGAAAAGGCCTCGCGTTGAAGCGAGGCCCGCATACTTCTCGACTATGACGCTTATCTACAGCACAGCGTGCGCGACGTCAAGCGAATTCTGCGCTAGCGGTTGGCACGCTGCCGTTCGATGGCCCGCCACGCGGCCACGTTGCGATTGTGCTCGGCCAGCGTCTCGGCAAAGGCGTGCCCGCCGGTGCCGTCGGCCACGAAGTAGAGCGCCCGCGTCTCGGCCGGGCGGGTGGCTGCCAGCAGTGCCTCGCGGCCGGGGTTGGCGATGGGCGTCGGCGGCAGCCCGTCGATGGTGTAGGTGTTCCACGGCGTCGGACGGTCGATGTCGCTGCGGCGGATCGGTCGGTCGAGCGGCCCCTGCCCGCGGGTGATGCCGTAGATGATCGTCGGGTCGGTCTGCAGGCGCATGTTGCGCTTCAGGCGATTGTTGAAGACACCGCCGATCAGGGGCCGCTCCTCCGGCACTGCCGTCTCCTTCTCGATCAGCGACGCGAGAATCAGGGCCTCCTGTGGGGTGCGCACCGCGATGTCGGGCGCGCGCTGTGCCCAGGCCTCCTCGAGCCGGCGCGCCTGCAGCGCGGTCATCCGGGCGATCAGTGCCGCACGAGTATCGCCACGGCTGACACTGTAGGTGTCGGGGGCGAGCGTGCCCTCGGGCGGCACGGTCGCGATATCGCCCTCCAGCACCTCGACGCCTTTAAGGAGCTCGACGATCTCCCACGAGGTCATCCCCTCCGGCACCGTCACCGGATACTGCACAACCCGACCAGAGCGCAGCAGGTCGAGCACGTCGCGGATCGAGGCGCCCGGCGGCACGGCGTATTCACCGAAGCGGATGTCGCGCCCGTCCTCGCTGGTGCGCGCGGCGATCCGGAACAGTGCCGCCGAGCCGATCACGCCTTCGGTCTCCAGCGCCTGCGCCACCCGGTCGAGCGAGGCGCCGCGCGGGACGACGAAGCGTGTCTCGACCGTCAGCGGACCGGGTCCGGCGATGCGGTGCTGCCCCACCGTCACGAGCCCCGCCACCGCAAGGCCCAGCAAGATCAGCAGGGTGATGGCATTGGCGGCGATGCTGCGCATGCGCCGGCCCTCACACCCGGCCGAGCACCAGGGATGCGTTGGTGCCGCCGAACCCGAAGGAATTCGACAGCGCCACGTCGATGCGCCGCTTCACCGGCTTCAGCGGCGCAAGGTCGATCTCGGTCGCCACCGAGGGATTTTCGAGATTCAGCGTCGCCGGTGCGATCTGATCGCGGATCGCCAGTGCGCAGAAAATCGCCTCCACCGCGCCCGCGGCGCCGAGCAGGTGGCCGATCGACGACTTGGTGGACGACATGGTGATGTTGGGCGCCGAATTGCCCGCGAGCCGCGCCACGGCCTGCAACTCGATCTCATCGCCCACCGGCGTCGAGGTCCCGTGCGCGTTCACGTAGTCGATATCGCTCGCCCCGAGCCCCGCGCTCTTGAGCGCGGCCCGCATCGAACGGTAGCCGCC